CGCTGAGGCGGTACGGCTTGCCATTATTTATTGCCGGCGGGCTGGTGGTGAGGTTCAGGTGGAGCGGTTGTGATGGGGAGCATAGTGGCGGTATTGGGGTTGGCGGCCTCCGGCGTGTTCGGCTACGCCGGTGGGGCCCTGTCGCAGGTGCCGTTTTTGCCTGGCGGGGCCACGGTAACGCTGTCGGTGACGGGCACCACCTCTCGGGTACAGGTTCAGGCGTCGGCTGCGGCGAAGGCGATGCGTCTGTACAACAGCGGCACGGTAGCGGTGTTCGTCACCTGTGGGGACGTAGCCAGCGTAGCCACCACAGCCACCGGCCTGCCGGTAGCGCCGGGCAGCGTTGAGGTGATTGGCTGTGCGCAGCAGTACATAGCCGGCATCTCCGCGGGCACGGCGGCCACCCTCTACATCACCCCTGGTGACGGGCTGTAGCATGCGGCGCATAGCGGCTGCGGCGCTGCTGGCATTGCTTGCGCTGGCGGCCGGCACAGCCGACGCCCGGCAGCATTTTCCGGCGCGGGGGCATCGGATATTGCCGGCGGTATCGCCGCTGGACGCATTCACCCAACCGAGCGGGGCGCACTCCTTTCGCAAGCTGAAGAGCACTTACGCGGGCCCGGCGGTCCGCCTTCGGCGTGCCAGCGACAACGCGGAAGTGGACATAAACTTTCTGGGCTGCACCGGGTTCACCGGTTGCCCGTGGGACGAGGCGACGGCGGCGGCGCACTGTGCGGCGACGACGTGCGACATCCAGACTTGGTACGACCAGAGCGGCAACGGGCGGCATTTGGTGAGAGGTGGGGCGACGGGGCCGGCCTATACGGCGGGCTGTTTGTCCTTGCTGCCTTGCATGCAATTAACGACGACGAGTACCAACGATCTGGTGGGTCCGAACATAGCGTGGAGTGTGAAGTCGACGTTTAGTGCGGTGGCCAGCCGGGTGAGTGGCACGGGCGCGTGTGTTTTTCTGCGCAAGGGCACCAACCAGTTGGTTGGCATGACGGGGGTGGCCAATCAGTGGCAGGTATCGGACGGTGTGGCGTCGGCGTTTACGATGGTGGCGTCGGATGCGGCGTGGCATGCCGGCATTGGCATCATTGACGGCGCGGCGAGTTTGGGGCGGATCGACGCCACGGAGATGGCGGGGACCACTGTAGCCGGCAATGCGGCGGCTGGGTTTTTGCGGTCCGGGGGCATCACCGGCAGCACTTGTCGGCAGGCCGAGCTTATCCTGTGGGACGGCTATGCGCTGACCTTGGCCGAGCGGCAGGCACTGACGGCGAACCAGAAGAGTTTTTGGGGTACGCCGTGAGGCGCCTGGCGCTGGGTTTGGCTGCGGTCCTGCTGCTGCGTGCGGACATGTATCCGGACGCCTCGAACGCGAAATTGCCGGCGGCGCAGGCTAACCTTGGCGGCACGGCTGTTAATGTGCGGGCCTTTGGTGCGGCAGACGACGCCCGGCGCATTCAGTGCGCCGTCACGGCAACGGCGGCGAGCAGCGCGGTGACGCTGGCGCCGGGCAACGCGTTGTGCGCGTTTGCGGCGGCCGACGTCGGCAAGCGGATCGTGATCTACAAGGCGGGCAGCACGGCTACGGCGCCGCTGGCCACGACCATCGCTGCGGTGACCGACGCGACGCACCTGACGCTGGAGGCGCCGGCCGGGCAGTCCCTGGCGGCGGCATCAACCTGGGTATCGTGGGGCACCGACAACGGGCCGGCGATTCAGGCGGCGTATAATCAGGCGGCGAAGCGCACGGACGCTGCCGGTCAGCAGGGCTACGTATATTTCCCGCCGAGCGATGCGCATGGCAATGCGGCCGGCGAGCTTCACGGCGGTTATGGCACGGCCAACGCGATCGATATTGCGCCCAACTCCTACCCGGCCAAGACCGCGGGGGCCGGCCGGTTTTCCAGCATATTGCTGGCCTTGGCGCCGATGGCGAGCCTGGTTGGCAAGGACGCCGGTTACGTCAACGGCGTGACGGTCAGTGACATGACATTTGACGGCAACCAACTCGCGACCAATGTCGGCAACATGGCGTGCCTACCAGAGGGTCATCTGCGAAACGTGAGTTTCGCCAACCCGGCGGCGGGCGGGATTGGTTATCTGCACGGGCAGCCGGGCAGCGGTTCTTGTCCCGATGCTAAGGGGTATGACGTGATAGTTAACGCCGTATCGGAGCTTTATACCAACGCGGCGCAGTATCCGGCCAAGTTGATGTCGGTAAACAGCACGGATACGCTGTTTTCCGGTCTGTCTCTGGTTGGACAGGCGAACACCTCCTCATTGACGGTCGAGGCAACGGCGTCGAACACGAAGTTGCTAAGTCCGCACCCGTGGGGGAATACAGCGGCGCCTGATCAGATCCGGGTGCTGGCGGCGAAGACCACGATTTACGACCTCCAGGGCGATATTGGTTCAGCGACCAATGTGGCGCGTATTTCGGCGGCACAGACCAGCATTTTCGGTGGTGCCGTGGTTGGTCCCGGCGCGTCCACGGTCGGCGTCAAGATTGATGCGAACACACCGGTTCCCTACGTTTCGGGGTTTAACTGCTACGAGTTTGGCGGCGGGGTGCCGGCGAACTGCATCGTGCAGGATTACCCGGCGGCTGGCTCGGTAATCGTCGGCAACCCAGGCAGCCAGATAAAGCCGGCGAACGCGAGCGTTGCCAACCAGACCAAGACCGGCACGACGACGACGGCGGCACCGGGGGTGTTCCTGGGGCTTGGCTTGACCTTTACGCCAAAGGCGTCGGGGGTGGTGCAGCTTGCCTTTCGCGGCAGCGCCTATAACTCGGTGCTCGGCAATGGCGGCAGTGCCACTTTAAAGCTCGGCACCGGCACGACGCCGGCCAACGCGCAGGCGTGCAGCACGGGTGGCGGCACGACGGTCATTACCGGCGGTACGCCGGTCGGCATGTATGCTTTTGCCGCCAACCAGCCGCATGCGATCAGCGATGTGGCGGTGATCGGCAACACGACGTCGCCGCTGACATTGGGCACGCAGTATTGGGCGGATGTTTGCATCCAGGCGGTGACCGGCGGTACGTTTAGCGTGATAAACGCCGATTTGCGGGCGAAGGAAACGCAGGTCGAGCAGTGAACGGCAAGGCCGGGCAGCTGGCGCTGCCGCGCAAGCTGGTCGAGGTGTTTTCCGGCGAGGCGCTGTACCGCGGCGCATACGGCGGCCGCGGCTCGGCGAAATCGCGCAGCTTCGCCAAGATGGCGGCGGTGTACGGGCTGCGGGCGGCGCAAGCCAAGCAGTCGGGGGTGATTGTTTGTGGCCGAGAGTTTCAGAACTCGCTTGATGAAAGCTCAATGGCGGAGGTCAAGCAGGCGATTGAATCTGAGCCGTGGCTTGCTGCGAACTATGAGATTGGGGAAAAGTACATCCGCACCAAAGACGGCCGGATTGACTTTACTTTTGTGGGCCTCCGTCGGAACATCGAAAGCGTCAAGTCTACGGCGCGCATTAGGCTTTTATGGGTCGATGAGGCGGAACCTGTATCGGAAGTCGCTTGGCAGAAGGCCATACCGACTGTTCGTGAGGAGGGCGCGGAAATATGGATTTGTTGGAACCCTGAGAGGAGGGCATCGGCAACAAACCAACGATTTAGAGTTAACCCGCCGGCAAATTCTAAAATCGTAGAGGTTAACTACAAAGACAATCCTTGGTTTCCTCCCGTTCTAGAGGCTATTCGGGCTGAGGATGAAATCAAAAGGCCGGAGCAGTATGGCCACATATGGCTAGGCCAATATGCGACAGCACACCAAGGGGCTTACTTTGCAAGGCACCTTAATGAGGCGGCGGAAGAGGGCCGCATAACGGTAGTAACTAAAGACCCGCTTCTTAGTATTAAAGTATTCTGCGATCTCGGTGGTACCGGCGCGAAGAGCGATGCGTTCGCTATGTGGGTTGCTCAATTCGTTGGAACCAGCATTCGTGTTCTCTCATATTACGAGGCGGTTGGGCAACCTCTAGCTGTTCATGTGCAATGGCTAAGGGACCACGGGTGGGAGAAGGCACAGATTTATCTCCCGCACGACGGGGCCACACACGACAGGGTGGTGGATGTTTCGTTTGAAAGCGCGTTCCGGTCGGCTGGCTTTCCTGTGGACGTGATCCCGAACCAGGGCCGCGGCGCTGCACGCATGCGTGTTGAGGCTGCCCGTCGCCTGTTTCCTAGCATCTGGTTTAATGCTGATACGACAGAGAGTGGCAGGGACGCGCTCGGTTGGTACCACGAGCGTCGCTCGGAGGACGTGCGAGATGTTGGATTGGGACCGGAGCACGACTGGGCATCAAACGGAAGCGACGCATTTGGACTCATGTGTGTAGCGTATGAAATGCCACAAGGTAGGCCGAAGAAACTTCGCTATCCAGCTATGGGCATAGTTTAGCTACAGCAATATCAATTGTCCCGTAATTGGGTTATGAGATCCTGCGTTTTTCCTACTGTTGCACGGTCGGCAAGCGCAACAACTATTGGCCAGCGTATTTGCTCCGCCTTTGGCGAGTGGAATAACGTGATCGTGGGTCGGTCGAAGTTTGTCGGTAAACGGGGTTTTGCACCAATGACAGTGTTTTGAATGAGACAGCAGCGTTTGCCAGTCTTTTCGGGTGAAGGTGTTCTCAACTTCTCGCAGGTGGGCTCGCCGGCGGTGGCTGGCAATCCGGCGATTTTCGCGCATGATTTGCTTACTGGACGGCTTTAAACGCCATTCGCGTGTTGCTTGAAGCAGGCGCTCTCTTCTGGCTGGATTTTTTCGGACCTCACGCATGTGCTCACGGTTTATTCCGCGTTCTTTCTCTCGGCGGATTTCGTTACGGATTTGAACCTTGTCGGGGTTGGCGTCTCGCCATCGGCGAGATTTGGCGTTATTTGCAGAGCGCACGCGCGCTCGTAGGATTGGGTCTGTCTCGATGAGTTGGCGAAGCGCAGCGTTTCGCTTGCGCATATATCTGCGGCAACACGCGCGATCACGTTTCTTTTGTTCTTCGCTGCGCACTCGCCCGGCGCGCTTTTTGTCGTACTCATGCTGATATTCGCGCAATCGCTCGGCGTTTTCGAGGCGCCATTGGCGCATGTATTCTTTCTTCGCCATTCGCGCAGTATATGAGCGCGCGATCCGGCAAGACAACGTAGAAAGACGGTTAATGGTTATCGAGATCCTGTTCATCATCTTCATGGTGCTGTGGCTTCTTACCTTTATGCCGTCCCCGGTGCAGGCCGGCTACCCGTGGGCCAACGGGGTGTTGGCGTGGTTGTCGGTCCTCATGCTGGGGATCTTCCTGTTCTTGCCGATGGTGCGATGAATGAGCAGCAGTGACAGCGCGATGTTTGCCGAGCTGGTGGTGCGGGTGGACCGCCTGGAGGCGCGCCTGGCTGAGGTGATCGAGCGGCTCGATGGCAAGGAGATCGGCGGCGAGCTGTATGGGCCTGAGGTCGATCACGCGGCGGATCGTGAGGCTCGGCGTGGGCCGG